GGACGGCCAACGTTGACCAAAGGTGGAACACCAACTAAATACATTAAGGAAAAATCATCACCAGGAGCACGATAATATTTAGCATTAACAGAACCCTGAGAACCCAATGTACTCGCGGACCAATTAAAAGAATTAACAATTAATTCAGGAGGTTGATGTCCACGCAAAACATCATCAATGGAAATTGCAGGACCCACCAAAGGATAAATAGTAGCAGGAGAAATGTGTGAAACATTATAATAAGGAACTTCAAATTCAGACGTACCCTCAATGCCACTTTTAATGATTTGTGTAGAATTCCCGGAATTTATGATTCCACTATAAGGATCATTAATATTAACAAAAGGTAAACTAGTGGTAGTAAATGAACTAATAAGTGAATTGAATGTATCTTGCACAGAATTAATCAAAGTAACAATAATACCTTCCGACAAATTTTGAACATTTGGAGCACCATTTGTATCTTGCTTTTGCAAGGAAATAGCATCAACTTTAAAACGCATTGAACCACGATAAAATGCATACAAATAATAATAGTACTCATACATTGAAATATCTTTTGAACCAGCAGCAGGAGTAGTAGATTTAGGGCTAGAAACAGCAAAAGGTGCCATCACCAATGCCCGCGCATTTGCGGCATTATTAAACCCGGCAACAAAATAAAGACCAAAACGCTTAATCAATTGACGGACAGACATAATTTTCTCACCAATACATAAAGCTTCTGGTGACCAATTTGCATCTATCACATGAGTATCAATTGACATAGGGTGAACACCATGTTGAGCGTCATTTCTTGGTATTGCCTCATTCTCACCCATCATCTGTACTTCAACACGATTATCGTATTCCTCATCATGTTCCTTTTTATGTTTTGCAACATCTAAAGCAGTGAAATCACCACCCCATGGAACATAAGACGGACCACAAGGTGCTGCAAAAGTCAAATCAGGTCCCCCATTTACTTCAACCAAAGTTTCAATAGATGGGAAAACGTTATTAGCAGCAACCAACTGATTGAGGACTTCAACACGAACAATACCTGTAACAGCATTGTACATTAGTTGATTATTGGTTCCCAACCAAGAAGATTCGGGTCTAATGCAAAACATCCATGGCCGAGAAGCGACATATGGAACTGTAAAAGATACCTCGGTAGATTCACGCATATCAACAATGACTTTTTGTGTTCGAGATACATCAGGAGTACCAGTGGAAATAGTAGTATTATAATAAAATGGAATAAAACTAATACGTAAACGTCCAGAATGAAATTTAGTTTTAACAAATTTAAAAGTATAAACTATAGAACCGCGCCAATAACCATGAGTATTAGCAACATAACCCATATGAGTACATCTAAAACGATCAACAATCGTACCCGAATAATTTTTAACCTTAAAAGGAGTAACAAAATTATCCCACAAAATAGTATTTGTTGTCTGTGTAGTGTCCCAGTTAAATCTGTCCCAAAAATTGGGAATAGATAAAATATGAGACATATCCATTTCATCAGCAGAAGTACCAGCCATACCAGGTTTTGTTTCCACCTCATTATTGGCGGAAAGAGCCATCTTGTGAGAAGTGTCAACACCATTATAATTTGCCATTCTATTTTGACCGCGCAATTTTGATTCACATGCAGGAGCCTGAGAAGTAGGTTTAGAAAATCCAAGAATCTTAAAAATATTTGAAGCAGCTGAAGAAATCCAAGCTGGTCGAGTAAAAAGATTACCAAGAATAGGAATTTTAGACAAAGTGGAAAGACCACCAGATACTTGCCCAAGTCCAGAAGAAATAACACCAGAATTTTTCATCTGCTGCAATTCTCCCATCATCTGGGCATAAATTTTATCTGGAGATTTCTTATAACTTTGATCAGTCCAAGCCTGTCTAAATTCTGCATCTGTCATCTTACCACGACGTAATTGTTCAGCAAGATCAACACGATTTGGACCGGAACCAGTGAATATATTAGCACCTGTTGGATATTGAACATCAACATCCTCTAAGTGCGCCCAGACAGTATACTCAATGGAACCAGTACCAGAAACTTGATCTCTTAGTTGACTATATACAACAAGATATATAGCGCCAAAAGATCCTTGACCAGTAATCAAATTATAATAGACGTGAGGAGAAACATAAGGAATACGCATTTCTACTTCTGTACCAACGGATAAATCTAAGTCAGTTCGAGGACAACCCGAACGACCTTGTAATGTAGAATTAACTAAAGCAACACGATTAGGCATATACTGTGCATAAGGATAATATTGTAACATCAATCTTCCCTGTTGGAAAGGTTGAGAATTGACTTGAACCTTAACTACCAAAGTAGCACGCAAACCAACAAAACCACGCAATTTATCCTGATACATAGAATTTGAAATCAATGCTTCAGGAAAATTAGCAGTATATAATTGGGTTTCTGCAGCTGTAGAAGAAGACCATAAACCAGTTTGAATAATAATAGGACGAGACAAAAAATTTTTAATATCATGAACACGATCTTCACGCGTAGTCATTGAGAGATAGTCTGTAGAAAGATCAACGATATCGGGGACAGCGCTAGTCGAAGGAGTGACTCCTTCGCTAACGAAATGCACAATTTCTTCTTGTTTTGATTCAATTCTACTACTTTCGTCCTGACTTTGTGAAGTGTTCGCTGTATTTGTGTTTTGAAAACTAGCAGGTAAATAACTTAA